CAGTCGGAGCGCGGTTTGTACTTGGGGTGCGATTGTGTGCTTGACGTATTGAGCGACTATCGTAACCCCATCCCTACCGAAACGCTTGTCAAGGAGTGCCACAAGGACAGAATCTCTGCACCGGCAACGACTTACAAACGGCTCTCGCTACTGAAAATCAAAGGGCTAGTCGCTGACTACACCCATCCAACGGACACGGACGCACGCAAGTCCTACATCCACATCACCAAGGCTGGACTGAGCTACCTTGAAGCTTGGGACGGCTAACAATAAAGGAGAATATATGAGCACTTATCTTGAGATTGAAGACCATATTTGTAAGGTTAGAGGCATCCTGAATAACGTCATGGACGCCCACGCAGACCGACATCACGAACACCTGACCGCCGCACTCTGGGCGGCTGATGGACTGCTTGAGGACGCCATGAAAACGATAGAAGGAGGATACAAAAATGAAACGAGTCCCTACAACGATCTCGAATTTAAAGCAGAACTGGACAAAGTATTTTCCAAACGCGCAGCCGAGGAGCAGTATTACCTACAAGAAAACGCTGAGGAAGGAGACGAAGAAACTGAAGACGGAGAAGGTCTTGAAGATGACACCCGCTTTAATGTAGAGATGATTAAGGAGCATGAAGACGGGTCGGCAACCTTTCAGGTCAGCGGCAGTAAAGCGTCCATGCAGAAGTTGTTTGAGACGTTCTTTTGCAGTGCCGTTGTCAACGGCATCCTGATGACGGAGAAAGGCAACGAGCGTTACAGCGCACAGCAGAGGGTCATTGATATGGCGCGTGACCTTGAGGCTTTGTTACGCAATTGGGAAACGAGTGAGGACTTTGATTACGACCCCATGGTGAAAGCAACCCGTGTTGAACTAACCGGACTTTTGGCGGAGTTAAGCAAATGAAAGTTTATAAATTAGTCTGGGCTGACGACAGCCTTTCCAAAGCAGACAGGGTGGAGTGGTTTTCGTCTGCCGCCGAAATGAAAAAGCGCAAGACCGAGATCAAGCGCACGGGGGGCATCAACAGTTTTATTTTCGAGGAGCTGTCCGGCCCTGTTGAAATACCTACCATAAGAGCCGAGTTCATAGCTTGGCTCAATGAAAACCACAACTACTCGGTTGACGAGACATAACCAACGGGGGCTTTGGCCCCCAACGAAAGGAGAATCACATGAGCATGAGCTTGGATAACTTTTTTGACCAGCAGTTTGACGCCACCTTTTCAGGCCCCGAGATGTTGACGGATAAGAAAATTCTGGAGATCGCCCAACGGTTTGATCTGGGTGACGACAAGAACGAAATCCTCAGCTTTGCAGACGCTATTCAACAAGCTTTCATGGAGGAGAACTAATGAACATTGAGGCAATGAAGCAAGCATTGGAGGCTTTGCAACAAGCCATCGCAGAGGCAGAGGACGCAGTAGCGGCAGAGCGTGAGGCGTGTGCTCAAGCGTGTGAAGACTTAATTGGAACTAGAGCCATGGCTAGGCACTGCGCCGACGCAATCAGAGCAAGGGGTGAGACATGAACCAAGTCATGATTAACGCTGTTGAATTGCAGTTGTTGCAAGACGAACTTAAACACTTGAGAAAGGAGAATCTGAATTTAAAAGAAATGCTCGCCAATGAGCGAGATTTTGTAAAACTGCTTAAGGCCGAAGTAGCCTGGGCGGAACGAGGTTACACACGAAAAGGAGAAAGTTCATGAGTTTCGATATTGTTTACAACGTTAAAGACTTTGCCACCTACAAAGGTATCAGCATTACGGAGGCTAGGAAGGAACTAGCCGCGATGGTTGCCGATGGTAGGGCAGAGAAGTTTAAGCAGGCGAGCGATTCGTTTTACGTTTACCGTATAAAGGGCGCAAACTTTAAGTTCCACGACCCCTTCCATTTAATAGACCGCCCGGATGCACCGAGGCTGGACGATAACAACGCGTGGATGTTTGGCGCGAACATATCGGGTACGTGTTACGACCCGAGAATATAGGAGGTGAATATGAATAACTGGTTCGTAGGTTTTGTAATGGGGTTTCTAGTCGTTCTGGCGTACCAGCGCGTTTACGACGAGCCGTTGATGGTCGAGGTCGATGAGATTCAAGCCGAAGACATAATCAACGCTTACAACCGAGGGCGTGCTGACGCACTGAGCACCCAGCCTGTGTCGTTTGAACTGGAGGAGACTTGCCTTTCAGTTTGGGCGAGCAAACAAATTGTGGAGGTGAAATAAAATGGAAATGGACAGACAAGACTCAAAAGCCGAAGACTTACCTAAGTATTTCGAGGTGCTAAAGCGAGCTTTTAAAGGCGACAGCGAAGACAAGGGTTTGCTTTTTGTTTTTGACGCAAAAGAAAGAACGGTCACGTTTGACACTTACAACATGGAAGACGTCGAGATTGCCAAAACTTTAGGGATGTTACTGGACAGCATATTAGAAAGAATGGTGCTTGAAGGTTCGCTAACCCAGCGAGAAGTTAAAACAAGCAGCTTCGTGTACAACGGCCCTCAAACGCCACAATAAACGGAGGCTAAGTGACTGTGAAACTAATACTGGAGTTTACCGAGGAAGAAAGGGAGCAGTTTGAAATGGCGTACAGGGGGGTGCAGTATTACTCAGCCCTCACCCAGATACGGGAGCATCTGCGCCAAAAGCTAAAGTACGGTGACCTGTCAGAAACAGAGGCAACAACGTACGAAAATCTTCAGGGCTTTTTCTTTGAGGTAACAGACGGCTTGGATTTGTGAGGCTTCAGGCGTTTCTTTTTGCGCTTAGCCTTGGCTTCTTGAGCTTCGTTCCAGTGCAGCATACGATGGCAGTTAGCGCACAGCGGTATGCATTTTTTGATCTCCTCCATTGCGGCAGTAAAGCGTCCATCAGCCACAAGTTTATTGACGCTTTGCTTGTCTTTGCCACGAATCACGTGGTGGAAATCAATAACCGCTGGGTGCTGCAACCCACACTGACTGCACTTCTGCGACGCCTTGAAATCAGACCAAACCTTTTTCTGACGGCGCTTGTTTATAGCCGAGCGCTGAAGGTAGGCTTCTTTGTTCCGTTCGTAATGCAGCTTCTTGTATTCGGCTTGCTTAATCTTTCTTATTACGGGGTCTTTATATGGCACTAGAGTTTCTTCCTCCAGTACAGGGTTGTTTCAGCGGCCCAGGGTTTTGTGGGTTCAAACATTTGGTACCCCATTCGGGCGAGGCTGTTAGCACTTGGCGGATTGCTTGTAGTATCAGAAATGATCCATGTATAGCCCCTGAGCCGGGCATGTGCTTCCCGTATGCGTATCATCCGCTTTTGCAATCCTTGACCACGCCAGTAGTAGAGCACCCCGCTACGAGCGAGGTAAGCCGTGTCACGCCATTGGGATGAAGGGGTGAGAAGACAGAACGCAACAGGCTGGGAGCCGTCGTACCCCATCCACCAAACCCCGTCTTCAGGGAAAATCCAGTCGTCGTATGGCAGGCATACTTTCTGTAGGCTTTCAAGCTGCTGCCGTAAAGAAGGCGTAAGCTTGTTGAGCTTTTTGAACCTAACCATTTTGAAAGGAGATTTATATGGTGATTAGAGGGCATACCCTTAACGACATTATTAGGGAAACACTTGACAACGATAAGACAGAGCAGTCTGCCCAGCCAATAGTTAACGCGAACGCTAGGCAGGAAGGGGGCACTCACTATAAGCAATTAACGATCCAACCTTGGGATTATATCGTTTCAAACAATCTTGGCTACCTTGAGGGCAATGTTGTCAAATATGTGACAAGATGGCAGACTAAGGGCAACGGCGTACAGGATTTGCTGAAGGCCCGTCATTATCTGGACAAACTATTGGAGGTAAAAAATGGAAACTAAACTGAACGACCCCGGATTCCCGGTGGTAAACATTAAGAAAAGCGCGGCGCGGTTGCAGGAGTTGTGCGCCCAGAACAATCTCAAGCCTTCTGATGTGGACGAGATTGAAACCTTGAGCCGTAACCTTGTGCGTGATTCAAGCGCCATTGTCGTATGGGCTGAGCAGTTCCGATGACTCCCGAGGCCAAGGTAAAAAAGAAAGTCGTGGCTCAGCTTAACGAACTGGGTACGTACAACTTCTTCCCCGTCATGGGCGGCTACGGTCGCTCAGGGATACCCGACATCATTGGCTGTTACAGAGGGTACTTCTTTGCGGTTGAGTGCAAGGCGGGGAAGAACACAACGACGGCTCTGCAAGAACGGGAGCTTCAGAAGATACGCGACGCCGGTGGCATCGCCATAGTAGTTAACGAGGAGAATATTGATGATGTTAAAGCCGCTTTACAAGCGCATACTGGTGATCGACTTTGAGACAAGGTGGGATAGGAAGGACTACACCCTCTCAAAACTGACAACCGAGCAGTACGTACGTGACCCACGCTTCAAGGCGTTTGGTCTTGGCCTGAAGCTATACAACACCGATGACAAGGTGGAGTGGGTGCCCCACGACAAGATCCCCAACGTACTGAACAGCTACAACTGGAATAACACCGCCGTGCTTGCGCACAACGCACAGTTTGATGCGGCGATTCTGTCTTGGGTCTACGGTGTCAAGCCCTGCTTTGTTTTTGATTCGCTGTCCATGGCGCGTGCCCTGCGGGGTGTTGAAGTGGGTAACAGTCTAGCGAAGCTGGCTGATGAGTTTGGCCTGCCTGAGAAAGGTAAAGCCGTTCACAGTACAGATGGGTTGTCCGAGATCACACCTGAGATTGAAGCCGAGCTTGCCGCGTACTGTGCGCATGATGTATTTCTGTGCGAGGAGATCTTCAAGAGGCTGGTCAAGGGCTACCCCTTGAACGAGCTAAAGCTGATCGACATGACGCTTAAGATGTTTCTCAACCCTGTGTTGGAACTTGATAAGGAGATGTTGAACAATGCGATCACGGAAGAAAAGGAACGCCGCACTGTTTTACTTACTAAACTTGGTGTCGAGGAAACAGCCCTTGCCAGTAATCAGCAGTTTGCTGATGTCCTACTTTCAATGGGCGTCGAGCCACCAACCAAGATCAGCAAAACTACGGGGCGCGAAACGCTTGCTCTCGCAAAGAATGACGCTCTTTTCCAAGCACTACTCAACTCCGACAATGAGGATGTGGCGCTCCTATGTGAAGCGCGGCTTGCCGTTAAGTCAACGCTGGAGCGAACAAGGGCCCAACGGTTCCTCGATATTGCTAGTCGAGGAAGACTCCCAGTACCACTTAACTATTATGGCGCGCACACCGGTCGGTGGTCAGCAAGCAAAGGTTCTGGTCTTAACTTACAAAACCTAAAGCGGGGTTCGTTTCTGCGTAAGGCCATCATGGCGCCCGAGGGCTACATGCTGGTGGTGTGTGACCTCTCGCAGATTGAGCCGCGTGTGCTGGCTTGGCTGGCTGGGTACGATGTAATGCTCGACATCTTCCGAGCCGGGGGTGATCCGTATGCTGCCTTCGGTGCGCAGATGTTTGGTATACCGGGCCTTAGTAAAGACAGCCACCCTGGACTCAGGCAGTCAGCGAAGTCAGCGTTGCTTGGGTGTGGGTATGGCCTGGGCTG